TGATTGGCTTTCCGACAACTGGGGCGTCTCCGCGCGTCTCCAGCAGGCCCAGCGGGAGCCGTTTACCGACGCAACGGAGACGGAGCTATGCTCGGCGCCGGCCACGCTGCCCGCCGATTGCGCCTATGACGACTGGTTCCGCGTCGGCATGGCGCTCGCGGACCTGGAGTGGATCGGCCCGGACGGCACCGACCACGGGCTTGAGATATGGGATAGCTGGTCCCGGACGGCAGTCAGCAGATACCCTGGACGCGAGGCGCTTGAGGCCAAGTGGAGAAGCTTCAGCAAGGATTACAACGGGGTAAAGGTTACAACTGCAACCATTTTCCAGCAGGCCAAGGCAAACGGCTGGAAAGGCTACACGGCGGCTGCCGGTCAAGACGCTGGTAGTTTGCAAAACGACAATAACGCCAACGGCGTAGCGTCGGCTGCTCTAGTGCTGCCACAAGCAATCAGTGGCGGCATCGATCTCAATTACCTCAACCAGCGCTACAGCCTCATTCGCGACTTTGGCGGTAAATGCCGGGTGCTCAGCTTCCAAACCAACGCTTTGGGGTATGAGGTTCCGCTATTCCAGGACCGAGAGAACTTTGCCGCCTATTACGCCAATGTTCGCACTGGACGTACCTCACTCGGAACGGCATGGCTGCAATGGCCTGGGCGAACGTCATATGAGAGCGCACGGCTGGAACCGGGAAAGGAGCCGTTGCTGCCGGGCAATGTGCTCAACCTCTGGCGGGGGTTTGCAGTCAGGCCCGCACCGGGCAATTGCTCGCGCTTCAAGGCGCACATTTATGATGTGATCGCCAACGGAGACCCCAAGTCCGCCGCCTATGTGGTCAAGTTCCTGGCATGGGCCGTCCAGCACCCGGGCGAGCGCGCAGGCGTGGCGTTAGTGTTGCGCGGCGGGGAAGGCACCGGCAAAGGCACCCTGGTGCAGGCGATGCTGCGCATCTTTGGGGTGCATGGCACCCACGTTTACAACCAAGCGCATTTTATCGGGCAATTCAACGCCCTCTTGCGCGATTGCGTGTTGCTGTACGTGGATGAGGCATTTTGGGCCGGTGACAAGGCAGGTCTGGGCAAGTTCAAAGGCTTGATCACGGAGCCGTTAATTCAGATCGAACACAAGGGACTCGACCCCATTCCATGGAAAAACGTGCTGCACATCATCATGAGCACCAATATGGATTGGGCGGTCCCGGCGAGCTTCGACTCGCGCCGGGTGGTGGTTTTGGATGTCAGCGACAAGCACGCCAATGACCAAGACTATTTTGGTTCGATATGGAAAGAAATGGAAAATGGTGGGGACGCTGCATTACTACATGAACTGCTTAGTCTAGATTTAGAGGACTGGCACCCTAAACGAATTATTTATACCGAAGCCTTACGTGAGCAGAAAATGCTCAGCATGTCGCCGGTTGACGAATGGTGGGCACAAGTGCTTGACCAGGGAACTATCATGGGGTTAGAAAAAGACCCCGAAAATGGAATTATTTTAAGACTGTCGTCAGCATTTCAAGCGCTCAGTAATTTTAATCCTGACTTTGTGCGACGATATTCGGTTGCCAAACTGGGATTATATTTTCACCATAAATGTAATTATCAAAGGCTACATAAGCGGGATGGTAATTTCCGAATTATTCCAAAACTCAACGAGGCGCGTATTGCATTCGAGAAAAAATGGGGAAAATGGCAGTGGAATGATGATATAATCAGTTGGAATCTTTAAAACCATTCACCCTTCACCAAACCCTTCACTTCCAAGCCTTTGAAAACACGGTTTTTTGGAGACTGTGAATACTGTGAATACTTATTTACTATTAATATAAATATAATAATATATCCTTAGTGGAGGGGGCGCTTGCCATGCCTTATTTCTGCCATGCTGCTTCCCGGCGGAAGGAGAATCGACCCTTCATCGTTCATCTCTTCACGCGCGTTCAAATTGCTTCCACGCGTCATGATCCATTCGTTGAATGTCATGGGGGTTTCCTTGCTGGGAAAGAAGCGAGCCGGGGGAGAAGCCCGGCCCGTTCTTGGGGGTGTGAATCGGCGGCATTGTGACGGTACATGTTAGGGCTTGGAAGCCCCCCGGTGCCCGCATCCCGCCTTCCGTTACCCGACCTTCACACTGGCCGTCGGAGTATTGCACCGGTGAAGCTTAGTTGCAGTAGATGTGATCGACGTTGCCCGAGTGGACCACGGTGCATTGGGTTTGCGCCTTGGCCGCCGGGGGTATCGGGGCGAAGAACAGGTAGAACAGGACCGTGAGCAGGATCACGGAGCCGATGCTCACGATGGCTTCGATGACGTTTAGGGCTAGTTCGCGCATTGTGGTTGCTCCTAGGTTGGGTGCTGGTGCGTTTTGAGAGCTTGTAGGCTCTCCGGTGAAGGGGTAGCTGCGAAAGTTAACCGGTGGGCGTTTTTGAGGCCGACCGGCGAAGGGTTACCGCCGACCGGCGACTTTCGAGGTCGTATGCCGGGGGGTAGTGCTCGGCGTTTTGCCAATTGACTTGTGGCCATTCGCGCTGTGCTTGTTCTTCTGTGCAGCGGCATTCTTTCGCGCGGTTGAAACGCCATTTGTTTTCATGCGCGAAGCATGCATGACACAAGATTAGATTGCCCCCGGCGCCCAGGGGGTAGACGCGAACCTCACTGTTATGGCGGCAATGCGCGCCGTCACAATTTGGGTTGATATCGCTCATTTTGTTGCTCCCTTTGATGGAATTCCGTAAGTGCTGATCATAAATGCCAGCCGCGCTATGGCTGGCGGAATTGGCCGTTTGGCGTTTTCGAACCGGGATACGCAGGACGCTCCACGGTCAGGAATGACGTAGCCAAGCAGGCGTCCAAATTCCTTTTGGCTTAGCCTTAGCTTGGTACGGATGGCCTTGAATTGAGCGGCTTTCATTTTGGGGGGCCTTGTGGTATGTGCGGGGGCGTTCACGTTTTCCCTAGGCGTGAGCTATAGCGCCCCGCTACCCTGTTCCCGGGCTTAGTACGCGGGGCGCTTCACGTTTCAGGCGGCTTTTCCGGCCGTCCGTGTTGCCCAAATCTGCTGCACGTGCTGCAGAACGTCTTCTGCGGACTCGACCACTTGCGCCCTGATCGTCTCCGATTCGCGCAAGGTTTCCGCTGAATGCTGCAAGAGCGAAGCCTTCACGCGCGCGCCGATTTGGTTCAAGGCCGGGTCGTTGGTGATATTCAGCGATGGCAGCAGGTCGACCATTTCCTTAAGGTTGGTGACCAGCGTGTCGCGGAAGGTGCCTTCTGTCTTGTCGCCCTTGTGCTTGGCGGGCTTGTAGGTCTCGACCTTGGCCTTCAGCTTTTCGATATGGTCGAGCAGACGGTCCCATGCGTTGGCTTGCGCCGCCTCGATTGTCGCCTTGAACCGCTTATCCATATCACCCTTGATGGCGTGCGTATCGTTCGAATCCAGCCCCTGGATACGGAAATCCTGCGATTGGGGCATAGGCTCCACGATGACGGCGAAAGCGAACCGTGCGCGGATTTCCGAGAGCGGAGGATAGTCGGCCGGATTGAAAAGCTTGTCGCCAAGGTAGGTCCGGGCTTCCTCACGCTCGCGTTCATAGACGGCGCAAAAGGTATCAACGGCCGCCATGTACTCGGTTTTCAATTCCGCCATCTTGTTTTTGTAGGTCGGATAACCCCCGGCCGTGATGGCACCCGGTCCCTTGTACTGCCAAGGCACCGTCCGCTTTTCGTGCTCGTCCCGAGCTACCCCCTCGATAGAGGTAATGCGGTCAAGTTCGTCGGCCGCGAGCACGGTTTTGTAAACCTTTACAGAAGCTTTCGCCGATGCGCCTGCTCTGTCGCGCGCCTCTTTCGAGGCGGTGCGGTCAAGTTTGCGCGGCGACCACTTGCTGATTTGCAGGCGCACAAGGAAGGCGCCTGTTGTCACGTTGTTTAGTTCCATGGCCAAGACTCCTGGTGTGGCAGCGATTTTCCCCAAGGGGAAAAGTCCTTTGATTTGCATTGTGGTGTCCATTGTCATAGTTCCCTAGTTTTGAGTTTTATAGAATTAGCCTAGGCCACCCTACCGGCCAACTAGGATTTTGAGTTACGCGCAGGATAAACGCGCCATCCGAAAATAGCTTCCGCCGCGCGTTTCCAATCGCGCGCAGGAGTCCACAATTCAACAATGCGCATACCGCTACGCTCACAATCAGTGCGCACAACATACAATCGCGCATCAGCATGCGTTGCAAACGGACCTATGACGCATTCTCCAAAGATTATAACGTATCTCATCGCACACCTCCCAAACGGTGACTGTGTAAGCATGTGGTCAAGCTGCGGTTTCCTTCACTTGCTGATTTGCAGGCGCACAAGGAAGGAGTTCCGTTCATTGTGGTGTCCATTGTCATAGTTCCCTAGTATTCACTTGGCAGTAAGCATGTGGTCAAGCTGCGGTCTCCTTCCGTTGTTACCCAAAACTCTCCTGGGTCATTCGGCAGAGGATAGGACGAAAGCAGACGCGTGCCGTCGCGCAATGCCGCGTCATTAGCGGCCGCGCTTTCCGCGCCGATCAAGCCCCATTTGCCCTGGATATGCTGTGCAAGGCACGCGGCTAGATATTTGGGGTTAGGCACCATGGCCAAGACTCCCGCTGTGGCAGCGATTTTCCCCAGGGGGAAAAGTCCTTTGATTTGCATGGTAGTGATTCCCTAGTTAGTGGTGGCTTGCCACTTGACTGTATGCCAAGTGGCAAGCGTTTGTCAAGTTTTTAGTAAAAGCAGACTCGAAAGATTATACCGTGCGTTTCGTCACAACGCGCATACCGCTACGCTCACAATCAGTGTGCACATACAATTGCGCATCAGCATGCGTTGCAAACGGGCCTATGACGCATTCTCCAAAGACTTTATTGTTCGACGGTTTGTCCTCCATACTGTGCCAACATTTTTTTGATCCATTGCACGGGAGCTTGTACCGCCTCGTCTGTGAGATACATGGGAGGCATAAACAGTATTTCCGAACCCGGTTGCACAACGCGGCGCATAATTTCCTGCCCATGCTTGCGTTGTAGTTCCACATCATAGCCATAAGGCCATGCACTGCGACTAGACGCGCCTACCTTGTTGCAAAGGCGGTAACACAGGTCGCGCGCTACTGCTACGCTTGTGAGCATGTGAGCGGCACGTGCTAGGTCAAGTGGTGACGTATCAAGCCGCACAATGCAGTATTCCGCCGTCTGATAACCGCCTAGGCCAGTCATCACGTAAATCTCGATAGGGCGCAGATTTGAGAGCAGGCGCACTAGCGCGAGGATTGCGATACCGCGTTTGCGAACGTCGTTCGCGCAGATACCGCCAGAGGTAGTAAGGTCGATAAACAAGGCGAGCGGTGCGCTGGCAGAGGTTTGCCGCACGCGGCGCCGCATGCTCATGGGCTGGCCAGCAATGAAGGCCGGCACGTTGGGGACGGCGCCAACAATGTCGTCTATGACGCGGAACTTGCGCGACACGAAGACCAGCGACTCGAACTGGTCAAGCAAAGCCTGACTAGGCGCGACTTGTGATAGGTCGCCTTCCCGAGCGTACTTGATGGCGGTTCCAGTATCTTGGTTACCGTACCATGAGCTACTAGCTTTCTGAGAAAGCGTATCAGCGTCCTCACAAAAACCTTGCATGTCATAGACTGCAAAGTGGTCTTTCGCACCAGCATGCGTTTTCTGAATCTCTGGAATCGCATCCATATGATATGTGGTTTTCATTAGTTTAGCTTTCGACTTGCTTGCGTTGCGCGTCGTTAAGGTTCGCGAGATAGGTATGTTTCGCGGCCATGTCTGCTGACATACCTGCTGCAATCATTGCGGCGCCTGCCAGCGTCATGCGAACGTCAATCATGACTTGCAAGCCGTGCTCTTGGGCGCGCTTACGAGCGGCTTGCACGCGATTGCACCAATCTTCGTTGCCGCTGATCTTGCGCTCTAGATCAAGATCGATGTTCCAAGAGAGGCGCATAGGGAAACGCGAGAGGAAAGCAGCATCAAGCTTCGTCGCGCCCGCGTACTTTGCATCAGCGCCTGTTCCCCACGTGTTGGCAGTGCAAACGATAACACAGTTAGGGTGTCTGCTAATTTGTTTGTCGGGAAACGTAGCGGTCCCGTTCGCAAGGTGCGGGTTAACCGCGAGCAGAGCTACTGGATCGGAGCGGTCGACTTCGTCGAACGTATAGACACCCCCATGCTCGTAAGCTTCGCGGAAAGGAGTCCGATGATAGTGACCAGCCGCGTCAATGAAGCCTAACATTTCGTGCGGCATGCTGATTGCGCCATTGAAATGCCAGTCAAGCCCGAGAGCTTTTGCTAGCATCTTGCAAGAGTAGGTCTTGCCCGAGCTAGCTTCGCCACTGAGAAAGATTCCCGGGACATAGCCATCATGGCCAAAGGAAATGGCCATTTTGCAGAGCACGGGAAACATAGGGTGGAAATGGCCTTCAGTAGTGGTGATTTGGCCTTGACGGTGCTTTACCTCGATTCGCGTAATCGAGAGACCACTTTTGTTAACTTTTTCCGCTTCCTCTTGCGCGATTTTGCGAAGCTTGGTTTCCATTTCTTCATCAATTTCGTAATTCCGCGTAGCGGTGCCTTCGATCAAGTCCTCTAATGCTTTGACCAGAGCATGTCCTTTGGTCTTAGGCTGGTCGACGGTAACGGTATGAGTCGAGCCGGTTTCATCAAGCACGGTTTCCGTTGCGGCTTGCGTAGCGGCTTGCTCTTCTTCCTCGCGAAGCGCGGCGCCCGACTCAAGCTTGCGTCGAATGTTGGAAAGTTCTTTGCCGCTCGTATCATTGTACGCGAGCGTCATTTCCTTGATGGAAAGTCCGATCACAAACAAAGAAGGAAAATTTTGCGCTGTGAGCCACTTGCGCAAATTGGCGCGATTTTCCGAGCCGAAACGGAGTGTGCCACGCGGCCCTAGCTCCTTTTCCGCGTCGGCCGTCGACATGCTTGGCGTTCTTGCCATGGTGAAGACTCCCTAGGTGTGAGTGGTGGTAACAAGACTTGCTTACCCTATGGCAAGCGATGTCAATAGCAGAAAAATAACACATTGTTTTTATTGGTGTTTTTTCCGGCCGAATGTGGCAAGATTGTGGCAAGGGCGCGCTATAGTGCTAACCTTTTGAGTAAGCTTAAATTATTTTGCGCGTTCTTTTTTGGCGATTGCTTGGCGCAATACCTCAAATGCCCATGCAGGGGCAGGTCGCCGACCGTTGCGCCATTGTCGGATTGTTGGTTCTGCCGCGCGTTGGCCAAATAGTTGGCCTAATTGCCAATTGATAAGCTGTCCTGGATAGTAATCGTTTGCCATTTGATCAAACGCAGTAGCGATAGCATGCCGTGGCCTACCTCCGATCGGTGCTCGACCAGATGGCTTGCTAGGCGTTTGTCCTGGGCGTCGTTCGCTGTTCGACCGTCGACCTGGGCGCGGTTTCCGTTTCATAGCGTCGTTATTACCATCGATTGCGCCAATGCGCCAAGTGCCCAGGTCGCAAGAGCCGGAATAATAGCCGGACTAACGATGGCCGATAGTGGTAAATCGTTGTTATATCTCAATGGTTTCGGGAGGATAGCTTTTCCTTCACGGCGCCGGTCGCGGCGCCTCTCGACCGGACGTCGGCAGACAAAGATTGTGGTGACCCACACCAATCCTCCCCCCAGAAAAAATAAAAATGTGTTAGAAGACGCTATGAGCGAACGCTGGCCGCCGGCTCCCGCATTCTATTTGCTCGCATTCGGCGTGCTGTTAACCCTTATTGAGCTGTATTTCGCCCAATGTTCCTAAACAAACATGAATGACCGCTCTTCAACACAAGCGGACATGCTCAACAAGTCGCTTTCAACACTTTGTTGTTGCAAGTGCGGCCGACTTGTTTGTGAGCCGGTCGACCTCGTCCGTCTGCTGGCGTCCACTTTCAAATCAACTGATACCCCCACCTCTTCGCCGCGTTATTGTCCTGCCTGCACCCCGGTTGACCTTCCCCCCTGATCTCGTTTAGACTTGCTCTGCTTGTGACTGCCTGGATCCCTGTATAGGAGAGCAGCATGCGTTTTTGCATTCTCGACTACACCGGCCACACCACGATGGAGTTCGACACCGCGACCAAGAAGGGTGTCTCCGACGCGATGGAAGCGTTCGCCGAATTGGTGGACAAGCAGAGGAAGGTGGCTGCCGTGCGCCGTGGCGAAGGCCGCCAGGAGCATATCCGCAGTTTCGACCCCAACGCAGAGGAAGTGATCTTCCATTCGCCGCTGGTTGGCGGGTAAGCGGGTGGTGGGCGGCTGCCATTGATCCTGTTGGCTGGTCGCTTGTGTACTGGTATGCGGCCGCCGTTGTCGGCGGTTGGTGGGCGAGCGGCCGGTTTCTGAGCTGGTGGGCGGACGTTAATCTCATGGCCGCGCGGCGTGGCGAGGACAAGCCCCGGACTGCCGAAGAGCGCTCCCGCGCGCTGTGGTGGTCGTGCCTCTCGAAGCTGCAGCAGGAGCAGTGGCGGCTGGCGAGCATCTTCTCGGTTGTCGGCAGTCATACCGGCAACCGCTACTGGATCACCAACCGCCCCAACTATAACGTCGTGGACGAGAAGCTGCGCTACTGCTTCACGCCGTCCGATCACGGCCTGCCGGTCTACGACATGATGCTGGCGCAGAAGATCGCGCTGGAGAACGACGAGCAGACGGTGCTGCTGGTCGCCAACCAGAGCCCCTTGGCGGGGATGATGGGGGCGCCGCCGGTGATTCCGCCGGCTTTGCTTGCGCCGCCCTGGCGAAGGTGAGCTTGACTTGTGAGCGGCTTGACTGTCGTTTAGGTTTGTAGTACACGGTTTTCGCCGCGTGCCCCTCCCCCAGCTTGCGGCGGACCCCCGGTGCCGGGATTTTGGTGGTTAGCCTCCCTTCCCACTAGCAGAGCCCCCGGCACCGGGATTTGCTTTTTTGCGCTAGAAATATTCATGCGACATGCATACGACCCGCCGACCTCCATTCGCCTGCCGAGGGAGGTGCGCAACTTTCTGCGGGCTTGTGCCAAGGCCGAAGGGCGCACGCTCAGCGGGATGATCATCAAGATTCTCAAACAATGGCAGGTATGGCGGGAGAAACGAGAGCGTAATCTCTGATGCCTCTTAAACGCGGTTCGAGTCGTTCGACGATATCCAGCAACATTCGTGAGATGAAACGCGCGGGTTATCCGCAAAAGCAGGCGGTGGCTGCGGCGCTGTCCAGCGCGCGGCGTGGTAAACGCAAGACACGGAAGGGCCGTCGTAGCCGTGGCTGAAGCAACGCGTCTCGCTATTGCGCTCAACACCAAGGACAAACCCGAGCAGGTCCGCAAGGTGATCGAGCGGCTGCTGCACTTGCCGATCGACCTGTGGTGGTTCGACGGCTCGACCACGCCGGCCGGCCAGAAGCTGCACGAGGAATACCCGCAGTTTCACCGCGTGCGCCATAACGTGCGTGGATCGGGCGACTACGCGGCGGTGCAGGCGCTGACCGAGATGCTGGCCGATCCCAAGCATTACACGCATGTCGGATTGATCGAGGACGACGTGCTGCTGCCGAAGGACTGGCTTGGGCGGACGATGAGCTTGTTCGAGAACAGTGACGGCTTGGAGGTGGGCGCGGTTTCGGCGCGGGCGTATGAGGATCGCGTGCTGCTGCAAGCCGATGGCTACGCGGTGATGCATAACCTTGGCTGGGGACAGGTGGTGTTCTCGCGCGAGGCCGCGCGCTTGACGTTGCAGCATTACCGTACCGGCTGGACCAGCGAGAACCGCCGGCTGTTCGCGCGGCTCACCGGGATCGACATCGGGCAGTTCTGGGCGTTTCGTGCCCAGGAGCAGTGGATTTGCAGCGATTGGGGCAATGACGCGGTGCTGGCGCAAAACGGTTTGGCTTCGCTGGCGCTGTGCCCGTGCGAGGTCGAGATGCTGGCGCAGGATCCGCCGCTGGAAGCGCAGCGGCTGCGGCTGGCGCGGCACCCGTTGGACTTGCGGCGTGACGACCGCGTGCTTGACCGCTATGCGCGCAATCTCAGGTCGATACGTGACGAGAAGTTGTTCGTCGACGCGCGGCCGCTGCTGTTTCGCCGGGATGACGGTGGGCATTTGTGCTTCGCGCATCAGTTCGGTTTTTTGGGCGCGCGCTGGAAAGGCGACTGGCGAGTGGTACACCAGCTGGGTTTCGGGCCGTTCACGTACCGCGCGGTCAGCAATGCCAGCTGCGAGATCGACCTGTCCGGGCCGATCGAGTTACTGATCGGCGGCGGCGAGACCGGCGGCAACGCGCGCATCACCGACATGGCGTCCGGCTACGAGATCGAGCCGGTGTTCAATCCGGCGGGGGTGGGGGATCAGATGTTCGTGACCTGCGTGGTGCCGGCAAACATATCGTTCCGCACCATCAGGATCGACAAGCTCACGCCCGGCGTTACCATATACGGGGTGTGCTCGCGCGAGACGCAGGCGGTGCGTTTGGCTTGGCGGTTTGACGCCACCTGCCTGCCGCCGGCTGCCGAGCCGATCGTCAAGCCCGGCACCATAACGCGGGCCTTGACCGGAGGAATGGAGTTGCGTTGATGGGGGATCGTCATGCCGCTTTGCAGTTTTACAATTCGGCGGTGCAGGTCGCCAACGACAAGTCGCAGAAGGACTGGGCGAACCACGCGTATCAGTTGTTTTCGAGCGCTTGCCTCGTCGACCCCACATGGTGGGAAGCATTCTACCAAGCGGGCAACAACTGTAGCGACCTGGAGTATATGCCGAAGGAAGCGAGCATAGCCTGCTACCGCCGCGCGCTTGAGTGCGAGATGGAAGACGACAAGCGGGCTAAATGCCTGATCAACATCGGCTGGAAGAGTCATCAATTAGGACGCACGCGCGAGGCGTTGGCGTATTCCGAGCAGGCGCTCAAGTACAACGTGAAGGAGCCTTACGGCTGGGTGAACCTGTCCTGTATTTACCAAACACTTTTGGATTCGAAAGCTTCGCTGCGCTGTGCGCAGCGTGCCTTGGCCCTGGCACCCGACGACCCGATGGTGCAGACCTGCCACGCTTTCGGCCTGCTGTTCGACCGCAGGTTGGAAAGCGGGTTAAAGGCGTTCGAGGCCAGATTTGCCTATGAGCTGACCAATTTTACCCAGTTTCCCTACCCGAAATGGCATGGCGAGCGCGGTAAGACGATCTATCTAATCTCCGATCAGGGGATCGGGGATACGCTGTGCTATGCGCGCTTCCTGCGTGAGACCTGCAAGCGCTGCAAGTACGTGCATGCCTACGTGCATGACTCGTTGATGCGGGCGTTCAGCCATGCATTCGTGGACATTCCCAATCTCAACCTCACGCCCACCTCGACGCCGTTTCAGCCGGCCGATTATTGGACGACGTTCGTCAGTTTGCCGTATGCGTTGGGACTGAGCGACGAGGAGATTCGCAACGCGCCGCCGATCGAGATCCCGGTGTACTCGTCGCCGTACAACTGGAAGGTGCCCGACCGCAAGATTCACATCGGCATTTGCTGGGCCGGCTCTCCCCTCAACAAGATCGACGTTTGGCGCAATGTGCCGGTGGAGCAGTTCGCCGAGCTGTATCGGGTGAGCGGGGTGCAGCTGTACTCGTTGCAGGTGGGCGAGAAGCACAAGGAGATGCACGATCGGGGGTTTTCGTCCATCATCCGCGATCTGGTGCCGTACATCCGCGACGTGGTGGATACCGTCTCCCTGCTGCAGCATCTCGACTTGGTGATCGGGGTGGAGAGCGCGATGGGGCATATCTGCTCGACCGTGGGCAAGGAGTACTGGATGCCGTATTCGCGCTGGGGCAAGGACTACCGGGTGGGGGTGGACGGTACCGACCGCATCTGGACGCCCAGGCACCGGGTGTTCCTGCAATCGGTCGACGAGCCGACGTGGGGGCTGGTGTTCGAGCGCATCACCGATGCTCTGCGGGAACGCGTGCATGGCAAGGAGCAGCCCAAGTTGGCGCTTATGGAATCGGCCTGATGGACATGGACAGTGAGTTCTTCGCCCGTCATCCCGACCGCTATGCCCATATACGTAAGCCGGGATTGGAGCTTGGCCGTAACCAACAGCGCTGGATCGGGTACGTGGACGAGTGTGATAACGAGTTTCGTACTTTGGGAGAACATAAACGCGACCGGCGCCGGATCATTCTTTGGCGGGTGCCGCGAGACAATTGCTATTATGACCCCGACAAGCCTCAGATATTGAAGATCCCGTTCTTGCTGTTCGGCGACGAGACGGTGGAGGATACCGACGAGGTGCTGCTGCCGATCGTGCATGAGATCATGGTCGACGCGGCAAAGGACGAGAATCTGATATGAGCAAGAAGATCAGCAAGAACGAGGCACGCTATCAGAACTACCCGAAGGGCGCGCAGCAGTGCTCGCGGTGCAGCATGTTCCGCAAGCCGGATCAATGCACGGCGGTAGTCGGCTGGATCGACCCCAAGGGCTGGTGCAAGCTTTGGGCGGCAAAGAGCGAGGAATGAGAATGACGCAATGGTCGAAAAGCGTGTTCAGCTCCATGGTGTCCGAGATCGGCTACGACACCGACACGCAAGAGTTGCTGGTGACCTGGAATAATGGCCGTACATCGGCCTATTCCGGCGTGCCGGAAGGGGTGGCCGAGCAGTTGTCGAAAGCGCCATCCGTGGGTCAGATGATCAATTCCGACATCAAGGGGGCGTACAGTCACAGGTATGTATGAGATAGCCGGCGAGATCAAGAAAGAGGTCCCGGTGGAGGACATCCAGCCGGGGAGAAAGTTCGTACATGCCTACTGGATGGACAGGAAGCGCGAGAAAAGGATCCGGTGCGAGGTCGTGTCGGTGAATGACGACCGGGTGGTGTACAAGGCACAGCATGAGGCACAGCTGGGAGCCTGTGCGGTCAAGGATTTTTGGCGGGTGTTGCGCGAATGGCTTTAACCAACGCAGAGCGTTTCCGCCTGATGGCGGCGCGGATCGAGCATAACACCGAGAGCACCTTCGGCGGCGCAGCGGTGATCATTCCGCCCCAGGTGACCGGCCAGGAGCAGCCGATCGAGGTACTGCTGCTGGGCGACGGCGATCCGGCACAATTCATCGCCACCGTGGTCACCCGGTTGCAGCTGCTGGCGCAGCAGATCGACGATTACAAGCGGCAGACGTTCGTGCGATGATCACGCAGAAGCTTTGGAAAAAGATCAGAAACAAGCGGTCTATATCCAAGATTGTCAGCCTGCCGGCTGAGCGAACGCCCTTGCGGGTGCATTATCCTTGGCGGGTATCCACCCGGATGTTTTGCAGCTTGCCGATGATTGTCGATCGTTATGGCGTCGTTGTGGCGCAACTCATGAGTGGTGGAATGGAGACTGCGGAGCAAATCGTGCAGGCAGCCAATGCTGCCGCCGAGCGTGAAGGACGGACGGAAATATGAGAAGCGGTAGCACTATTAGCCAGAAATGGATCGGCTTCAATGCCGAGATCAATCATATACTTGCCGACCATCGTATGCGTGCGATCGGGTTGCCGGATGATAATTTGTTAACCTTGCATCGCAATATGCTCAACGCGCTGCTGGATGCGATTGGCCGCCAGAGGCGCGAGTTGGCGCTACTGGCCGGCGAGAAGGTCGAGCCGGTTGCCTACGAGGCGTCGGCGGTGGTACGGCCCCTGTCGGGGCTTGGTGGTGGCTAAGGGCTGGGCCGCTGTCGCACGCTTCGGTGGCATAGGCGATAATCTGATAGCGGCGTGCGTGCTCAAGCCGCTCAAGCAACTAGGCTACAATGTCGAGGTGTTGTCCTCGCCGCCCATGCATTGCGTGTTCCTGCACAACCCGCATATCGACAAGCTCAGCATCAAGCACGATGGCGACATGCCGAAGGACGACCCCAAGGGCTGGCAGAACTGGCACCGCTCGCGTGCCGCCGAGTATGACGTGTACGTGCATCTGTCGCATTCGGTGGAAGGCCATTTGGCGTTATTCGAGCATCAGACCGAGTTCTGGTGGCGGCCGGAATACCGCCGCATGACGTGCGGGGCGAACTACCTGGAAACCGCGATGGACATTGCCGGCGTGCCGCATCTGTTCGGGCCGTTGTACTATGCTTCCGGCGAGGAAAAGGCCGGCGCCCAAGAGACCAAGCGCAAGGTCGGGGAGAAGGCGATCGGCTGGATCCTGTCAGGGACGCGGATCGACAAGACGTGGCCCTATTCCACCATGGCCATTTGCCGGATCATCAAGGAACTTGGCGTGCCGGTGATCATGATCGGGGCCGGTGGCAAGCAGTTTTCCATGGCCGAGACCATTCAGAAGGACGTGCAGCGGACGAATTCGACCGACGATGGCTTGCATCTCGCCTTGACGCCGGATGGATCGGAAGAAGCGGGCGACTACGGCAAGGTGTGGTCGGTCAGGCGTTCGCTGGCGCTGGCGCAAGCGTGCGATTTGATCGTCTCGCCGGATACCGGGTTTGCCTGGGCGACGGCATTCGAGCCAATGCCGAAGGTGATTTTGCTCTCGCATGCCTCTCCCGAGAATATCACCAAGCACTGGGTGAATACGGTTACCATGACCGCCGATCCTGATGAGGTGCCTTGCTTTCCCTGTCATCGGCTGCATGACCGGCCGGAAACTTGCACCGTGTCGAAGGATGGTAATTCGGCCGCGTGCATGGCGGGTATCTCGGTTGAGAACGTGGTTTCGACCATAGCAGGGTTACTATGACATCATACGAGCGATACGATACCCCGGTTATCGAGTTCATGATGCCGCTATGTGTGGGGGTGTTCAAGAATTACGGCAACAAGGTCATGACCGGCCCGTTCAAGGGCATGCAGGTGCCTTGCCGTGCGGTGTGGGATGACGGCAACACCGTGCATAAGCTGATCGGTTGCTACGAGCATGAGCTGCATGCTTCGATCGAGAAGGCGATTGCGCGCCAACCAAAGGCGATCGTTAACGTGGGCTGCTGTGAAGGTTACTATTCCATTGGCTTGGCGCGACGGTTACCGGAAGCGACGGTGTATGCGATCGATCTCGACGAGCGTTCGCTGGCGCTGCTGGGTGTATACGCCCACAAGAACGGCGTCATGCCGCAAATGCGATTGATGGAAGGTGCCTTGGAAGCAAAGGAGTTGGATCTGGGTGGGGAAGAGCATCACCTCTACGTGATGGATTGCGAGGGGCACGAGACAGTTCTGCTGGATCCCAAGCTGTGCCCGATCCTGCTGCGTAGCGACATCATCGTCGAGTGTCATAACTTTCTAGACCCGGATATCAGTGTGCGGATAGCAGATAGTTTTGCCACTACTCACGACATTGAGCTGTTCAAGGACGAGCCGCCGGTGCTGTGCGAGAAGTTCGTCAATCAGCCGATGTTCATGCAGGTCTTGCTGGCGACCGATATCCGGCCGCATGGCGGTTGCTGGTTAGCGTGCTGGGCGAAGAGTCATGCTTCCTAAGATGCCTGAAAGAGGTTTGGTGCGGATTTGCATCCGGCGCAATACCATGCGGGCATGGCAGTTCTACCGTGAAATGACCGAAGAGGCTTGGAAAGCGCACCAGGAGTCGCGCGACTGGGCCTATTTGCTTTCCAAAGGACCGCTTTATGTCAGACTCATACGGCACGCTCCCATGCGTTACACTCGTGATGATCGAGACCCGCCAAAACGAGCTGGCAAGACTGGCGGTCGAAGATTGCCTTGAGAAAATCGAATTTGGTGACGTACTGATCTTCAGTAATGTTGTCGATTGGCCGGATGGCTGCCGCATCGTGCCGGTGCTTGACTGGCCCGATAAACTAGGCTGGTCGCGGTTCTCCTGGGCGGGGGTAGCACCTTATTTGCACACGACCCATGCTTTGTGCATCCAATGGGATTCGTGGGTCGTGAACCCCGAGGTGTGGCAGGACGGCTTTCTCGACTATGACTACGTCGGTGCTCCATGGTGGTATAAGGATGGTCGTAATGTTGGTAATGGTGGTTTCTCTCTTCGGTCGACGCGTTTATGCCGCTACCTTGCTTCTCATCTTGCTGCTTTTCCATGCGATACTGCTTTGGACGATGATCTGTTATGCCGCAAGTACCGACCAAGACTCGAAGAAGTCGGATTCACCTGGGCACCCGAATCCGTAGCTGCCGACTTTGCTTTCGAGTGCATCCCGCCGGCCGAAGGCAAAAAGACCTTCGGTTACCACGCCATGCACAATTGGGGCTTGGTGCTTCCTCATGACCGGCTGCTTGAACGCTGCCGGATCGCCCAGAAATCCCCTTACATCACCCAAAATAGCTGGATGTGGGACCAATTGCTCAAGCGAAATCCCGGCTTGCTAGAGGAATTGGGCTAGATTATAAATAAGATATGGCGAATATCGGCGCAGCCGGTGCCAAGCTGATGCTCGATTGGATGCTGGGCGGGGCTACCCCGGTCCAACCTCCAAACCGATTTGCTGCCCTTTCCCTGGGTACGCCTTCTTCCGTGTCGGGTTCCGAGGTCGGTACTGGTTCCGGTTACGCTCGCCAAACGGCGCTTTTCGGCGCCGCCAACTCCCCGGCCGGTTCGGCGTCCATCACTGCGGCGATGACGTTTGGGCCGTTCTCGTCCTCATGCACGATCCAGGGCTTGCTGATCTACGACACCCTGTCGATCTCGTCCGGGACCGAGTTGTTCTTCGGTACTCTCAATACCGCCCGCACCTTGCTGGCCGGCGATACGCTGTTTATTAGCGCAGGGAATCTCACGATCACATTGAGCTAGTCCATGCCCGCTTTCGATCCGATGCTCCAGAAAGCGGTGCTGGATTGGATGCTAGGTGGCGCTACCCCCACGCGCCCGACGACGTGGTGGATTGATTTTGCCACTGGGACGCCAAACACCTCTGGCGGTAGCTCTGGGCCGATCCCGCGCAAGACCGTGACATTCGCGGCGGCCAATTCGCCGCAAATGTCGGCGACCCTTGTGGCTGCTGTTACTTGCACGGCTACCGCTGCCGCCACCGTTGTCGGCTGGAATTTGTGGGGGTCTTCGGCCGGCGGGACCCGGATTGCATTCGGTAGCATCACATCAAGCCAAGCTTCGGCTTCCGGCGGGTTGTTCTCGTTCGGGGCCGGGGCACTCAAGATCACGTTGACCTGATGGGTGGCGCAACCGGATTCGGCACTGGTGCGGGCGGCGAGATCGTCCAGCCGCAGCTATCCATGGTCGATACCAACACACTGCCGGGTGCCAGCACCGTGGTCGTGTCGCTTCCCAACGCGCAAAACGGGGGCGTTGCGACTTTGCCCGGGCTTGGTGGCGAGATCATCACCTCGGCCAAAGGCCCGTTGACGATTGCGACTTTGGCTGGATCGGGCTTGCTAACTGTCGACACGCTCAAAGGCCCATTGGCGATTGCGACTTTGCCCGGAACCGGGCTGCTGACCGTCGACACGCTCAAAGGCCCATTGGCGATTGCGACTTTGCCGGGGGTGTCGACCGAGGTTGTTCAGCCGCAATTGAGTGCTTTTGCCAGCACGACCTTGCCAGGGTCTTCGGTTCTATCGGCTCTCGCCCTTAAAGCTGGCGTGCTTGTGACAATGCCGGGCCTGGGCGGGATGATTGCCCATTCGCAAGTGTCGATGGTTGCAAATGCAACTTTTCCCGGCAGCAGCACCCTGTTCGCGTTATCTCCTGCTGGCTCGACCGCATGGTCGGGTACGGTCGTGGCTTCCGGCCTGGGCGCCTTGTTGGCTATTCCGCAAGGCAGTGCGTTTGCGGCTTTCAGTGCGGCCGGGTCCTCGACCTTAAGCGCCACGCTGCAGCCGCTTGGAAATCATTTTTCGGCAACGGTGGTTTGCGTTGGTTTTGGCACACTATCGATAGACACCGGCACGGCGGCCGTTGCAGCGTCTAACACATTAAGTCTGGTTCCCAATCCGAATTATGATTTCGTGTCGTTTGACGACGTTATGTATGATTCGACCGCGACTCTGTATCTGCAGATCCCGCAGGGGGTGCAGGGCATTCCGACATTGTTTTTTCAGACCCCGCACAATGGTTATGTGACCATTGACCCCAAGCTGTTGACCGTTGGGCAGAAGGATATCCTCACGCCGAAAGGGATGTTCAAGTCAGGCACTTATTTGGGTTATCAGGTGGTTAGTAGCAATTTCCTTACTCCCGGCAAGTGGCTGGCGTTCTGGGCGCCTTACAATACCGGCGCGCCGTTTTATGTGAGCAAATGACGGCTTGGTCTGGCAGCTTGACGTTGAACGGGGCCGGGGCCTTGACCTTCGGCCCAGTGCCGGTTTCCACAACGTTCTGGCAGGAAACACTCGTGACGCCAACGTCGGGTTGGGGTGGCCGGGCTTGGCGCGGGCTGTTTGATCCTAATATCGCGCCAGAAAACGGTGTTCGTATTCGCGTTACGATCGTTTCCGGCACGACGACCGGCTTGAAAGCCGATCATGCCTCGATCGGCATTCTTGGCAGTGCAACAGCACCCAGCATGGCGCTTACTGACCACGCAGGAAATACCCAGCCGGTCGAGTTGTTGTTTGGTGGGTTATCCGGTTTCAACTTGCCCCCCAATAGCAGTATTACCAGCGATTGGGCGGTGCTGGTCTTCATGATTGGCGATGAGTTTATCATCGACATTGATATTAACAGCAGCAACGCGAATTATGACACGCTTGCTCGCGGCCCTGGGGATGGCAGCGCCATTTCTTGGCACCATCCCATGGCGGCCGATTACAACAACGCAACCGTGTCGGGTTACGTCGGCAACAACGTCGCGGCGGTTTTCATGACCGAGATGGATGTCGGCGCGGTGATCGGCGGTTTCCAAGTCGGCGCCAGTGCCCCGGCTGTTCTTCCAGGGAAAGGCGGCGAGATCGTCAACATGAGCGCTTTCCAGGGCGTCAGTGCGGTGCTTGCCGGGCGCGGCGGCGAGATCGTCAAACCCTTTACCGGGACTTTGCTGCTGGGGCTTGGGGGCATGATCGCCCAGGCGCAAGTTGGAAACAGGGCGCAAATTGTGCTTCCCGGCACGGCCCCCGTGTCCGTGGCGACCGCGCAAAAGACGATGGTGCATGTCACCATTCCCGGGGTGGGGGTGCAAACCGTTCAACCTTCATTGGGAAGGCCGGCGAGCGCTGCATTTTTTGGGGCAACGCGCTTTGACGCCGCTGGTGTTTATCTTGGCAATGCAAATTTTAGCGGTATCGGTGGCATGTTCGCGCAGGTTGATTACCTGCTGCCTGCCTTGAACGGTTTGGCGTTATATGAAAATCAGCAATTGGAATACTTTACGCCTGATGATATTCTGACAACGCAGCAAATCTATCTGCTGCTGGCAGGCCCCGCGCCGAAAAACCCGATGATGACGTTCGAACGCCCTGACGGTTCGACTTTCTCGTCGCCGGTTTACGTTGGCGGCTTGACGGGGTTGAACGCAAAAGGGCGGTTTTCTCCCGGTACTTATCTGGTTTATAACGTGGTCAGCAGTTATTTTACTTATCCTGGTGTGTGGCGGGCCTTTGGCCCGACCGACGGTGTAGGAGCAAGCTTCTACGTGTCTGGAAATCCGTTGGCGCCAGTGTCCGTGACGATTCCGCCGTTTTGACGGAGTTTAATTTTGACATGGCAAGAAAAGTTGGCTGGTCACACGACAAGCGGGTCAAAGTCGAGAAGGCGTTCTATGAGTTTTTGAATCGCTGTTACATCAACAGCAAGGACGAGGGCCGGGTTTGCCTTGGTGAAAAACTCTATGACGGGCAGATTAAAACAATTACTGAAATTTTTGACGCTCTCGAAGAAGATATCCACGATATTTACATCCTCAAGTCCAGGCAGTTGGGCATTTCCACTCTGATTCGTGCCTTGATCGTTTTTTTGTCAGGTATTATTCCAGGGCTTAAAGGCGCAATCGTTTTTGATACCGATCAGAACAAGATCGAGGCGCGCTCCGAGCTGGAGATCATGATCCACGATCTTCCGCCCAGCCTGCGTTTTTCCAGAGTCAGGACTAACAATCGCACCAGCATGACCTTGTCCAATGATTCCAAGGTTTTGTTCATGGCTGCGGGCGTGCGCAAGACCAAGAATTCGGGAGTTCTGGGCCGCGCGGTTGGTTTGTCATTGGCGCATTGTTCCGAGCTGTGCTCCTGGGACAATGACGAAGGCTTGGAAGCTTTTCGCAACTCCCTGTCTGATTCCAATCCTGACCGGCTTTATATCTATGAGTCTACCGCGCGCGGGTTCAACACTTGGTCTGATATGTGGAAGGAAGCGCGGGCCGATTCCGACCATTGCCGCTGCATTTTCCTTGGCTGGTACACCAAGCCATCGCAGCGTATTGCCAAGGATCATCCTGATTTTGCCAAGTACGGCATGCAAATTCCGACCGAGAAGGAAAAAGAGAAGGTCAAGGAGGTTTTCGAGCTATACAATTACCGGGTAACCATGAACCAACTTGCTTGGTACCGGCGCAAGATCGATCCCAGCGCTGTCAAGGATGATGAAGGACAGGCCGAATTTGAGGCTTCTCCGTTGCGTATTCAGGAGCAGCCATGGACCGAAGAGGAAGCTTTCCAACAAACTGGATCGGTGTTTTTCCATTCCGAGCATTTGACCAAAATTACCAAGACCTGGGTGCGCCCGCCGATGGGGAAATACTTTTTCTGGGTCGGGCAGGAGTTCTTTAACACGCAGATATTCGAGTCCAGTTCTCCCCGGATGATCGAGCTGAAAATCTGGGAAGAGCCGGAAAAGGACGCTTCCTATGTAATTGGCATTGATCCAGCCTATGGCGAGAACGAGCTAAACGATCGTTCCTCGATCCAGGTGCTCAAGTGCTATGCCGACGGTATCGACCAAGTGGCCGAATACGCTTCGCCCTTGGTGACGACTTATCAGCTTGCCTGGGTGATTGCGGCTCTGCTTGGCTGGTATGGGCGGGATAGCAACGAGGTTCGCTATGTGATGGAGATCAACGGCCCCGGTACGGCTGTGTTCAACGAGTTGCGTTCGCTCAAGGCCAAGATCGAGGGGCGGATGGACTATCGTGAGTGGGAGGAACGCGGGCTGCGGGACCTGTTCCGAAACGTGAAAACCTACATCTGGACGCGCGCTGACAGCATGGGCGTCGGGTACAACTACCATCTCCGGGTTACCGCCTTGGTCAAGGTGCCGATGATGGAGCGCATGCGGGATTTCGTGTCTAACGGCTTGCTGCGTATACGTTCAGCGAACCTGATCGATGAGATGAAGAAAATTACCCGCGTGGGTGACTCGATTGCGGCAGAGGGGCGGCAAAAGGACGATCGGGTGCTGGCGATGGCGTTTGCGGCCCATTGCTGGGAGGAAAAGGCCCGAAGGGCGTTGATTACGGCCAATCGGACCCGTGGAGCGGAGGTTGCCCGCAAGAGTGCCCGGGTGGCGGATCAGGTTGCCTTATTCCAGAAAAATCAATTACAATCCTTTTTTAACAAGCAGGCATTTACTCGGACTATGACCGAGCGGCAATTACGCTATCAGGCTTGGCGGCACGCCGGCAGGAGATTTTAATGTCGTATTCGATCCGTTGTCCGGTGTGCCGGCAAAAGTTTCCATGGGACCCGCTTCAGGGATTTCCAGAATTTTGTCCTAATGAGGGCTGTGAATCGCGAATTGCTCACGACCGGGCCGATGATGACATTGTCTTGCCGTTTGTCCGCAATCACGGTTTTACCAAATCGGTGGACGATGTTTACCGCAAGATGGAAGAAGGTTCGATTACCCGCGCCCAGATCGCCGCCCAGATCACCGGTTCAACCGAAGCCGAAATGTCGAGCTTGAAAATCACTGACTTGAATGACCATCAGCGACCGGGGGATCTGGCGGCAAAGCTGCCTAGCAACCCGGTATCCGATCTCATGGCAGCAGCTCCCCAGGTGTCGGGTTTCCAGCCGGCCATGGGCCTGCAGTTCAGCCAGCAGACCGGGGTAGGGCCGCAGCCCAACCGGGGTGCGCAGATGCGTTCAGCTTTGCATAGTCAACATAGTGAGTGGTTTGGCGGGTCGGCGTCGTCGGATCGGCCGTCGAATGAGACCATGCAGCCTGGATATAGAAGGCGTGGCTAATGCTTACTGTTCCAACCAAAGAACCAGAGCTTATCGCCTTTGCCAATGAGATGATCGAGACCTGCCGGGTCTCGGTCGGGATGCGCACTGCCTATTGCCGGCTGATGAATGCAATCGCCGAGACCGGGCGGGCGGACGGCACCAAGGCTTTGCTCAACATGCTTTACATGCATTTGAAGCGCAAAGCTGAGCATATCTTCTCGCCGGTCGAGCTAAAGTTCACCCTCGATTTCGATCGCGCTTACCCCAAGGATATTTATGAGAAGGCGTCAGTGGTCGGTAAGCAGATCACACGTCATTGGGACAAGTCCAATACCGACTTTCTGTTTGGCGATGGAGTGTTCGAGTCGCTGAAATACGGCGCCTGCCTGCTTAAGCAATGGCCGCAGGTCGAGGGCGAAGACGAGCATGTTAATTATTACGCCAAGCTGGTCATGCCTTGGCAGTTTGGCGTTTACAACGAAGCCGAGAATGAGATCAGCCGCCAGCCGGCAATGGTCGAGACCGCCACTTTGACCTTACCCGAGGTGTGGCGGCGCATTTATCATTTGCCTAACGCCAAGAAGCTCTATGAGCGAATTCGCGGCCATGCGATGAAAGGCTCGTCGATGAGCGAGCCGCAGAGCTACTTTCACCAAGTCTTGTCGACCTCGCAGCTGCAAACCGGTGTGCAGCAATCCACTCGCCCGCTTCCCGGCGGTATCGTGCAACTCAACAACGACCCCAACTATGCGATCATGGGGCCGCAGGTTGCTGCAGAGGTGGTGCAGCTGCATGAGATATGGGTGCAGGATTTCAACGATTACACCACGATCCAGATGGTCGAGCCCGATATTGTCATCTCGCCGCCGATCGTGAACGGCGCGGTGATGAAGAAATCGAACTTGCTGGGAGTGAAGGGCGCGCAGCCTTACACGTTGATCCAGATGAACCCGGTTAATAACTGGTTCTGGGGGCGTTCAGAGCTTGTCGACGTGATCGAGCCGCAGGCGTTGCTATCCACATGGTTGGACGACGCCAAGCGGTTGTTTGGTTTGCAGATCGATAAATTTCTGGGGTTCATCGGTGAAGGCGGGATGACCGATGAGACTTATGGTGCCATGCGCATGGCAGGCTTTGTTAACATGCAGCAGGGCAGCCAGATCCAGGATCTCACGCCCAAGTTTCCTCCTGAAATGCTGCCGATGATTGAGTTCCTGATCAAGGAAATTAACTTGCTATCCGGCTTCCCCGAGATCATGCGCGGCCAGGGCGAGCCGGGGGTACGCGCGGGAGTGCATGCGGATACGTTGATGAAGACTGCTTCGCCGCAGCTGCGTGGCGAGGCTCTGCAAGCCGAGCGGCAATGCGCCATTGCCGCTGATCTCACCCTTCAGA